ACAGTTGTCTGAGTCTAAGTGTATTTTAAAATCCTCCTTTGTAAACCATACTAGACGTGCATCTGTTTCTCTCTTGTTAATACCAAAGAATACCAGTATCTCCCAATCCTTCTCACGAGATACATGGTTAATAATAAATGAGTCTTCCTTGACTCCTCCCTTCTTGTTACGTGTAGCAAGTGAGAACTTAATCTCTGTGAGTATATCATTTACCACACGATCATGTCCTGCAGTAGATGTCTTTGCGCGTTCTACTGTGTGTCCTGCTCCTTTTAGATATTTGGTTACAAATCTCTCTCCGAATTCTCCCTTTTGTTTAGGTGACATGTGCACATATCCCTTAAATGGAGTGTCCTCCCACGGATCCTGCGCGTTTGACATAATATAGTCGCGGAGACTACCATCATTGAAGCAAGTACTGAACATAGTGGGTGGACGTAACTTCATTTATTATAGTGCATCAAGGTCTCTGCGTGCATGTATAGTGTACAGTTCATCAACTGTCACCTCTAGCTCTGCTGCTTCCTGCTCTAGTGTAGTATCATTCAAGTGTGACTCTAGTTTAGAATATAATCTAGAGTGATTTGAATAGTGATCTCCCATCATCAGATTCATAATATATTTGATCTGTGAGAGTGTGAGTGGTACTTGTTGCATAATAATTAGAATGGGCAATCAGCAGGTACAACATACTGTGGTTCGTCTCCTGACATCCACTTGGTACGTTGCTCATCCTGCCATTTCATGTGTTCAACACGTTTGATCATTTCATCAACGTGCTGTTTCTCTTGCATTTGAGCAGTAGTTAGATTATGTTCATACTGGTAATCTGTCCAGACAATATCATAATAGTATTTCATGCTAACTCCAAGTCAGATAAGAAACACTCTACTGTCATCATTTCATAGTCCATGATGTCTGTCATTACAACAGCATAGTTGTTGAGTGGTTGATATACTACCACATGACCAGTAAGGTCATCATGAATTTTAGATTTGACGTTAGAACCAAGTTTGATCATAATGTAACCTGTTTAGTATACACATATTATAATGCGGATACTATTATATGTCACATGCATTTGTGACACTAGTTGAACTGTCCACTACCTTAACTGTTTCCCAGAGAAAATCAGGTATACAAACATTTACTGCTCGTCTTGTGTTCTCTGTTCCCTTGATAGTCAAGGTAAAGTAACTAGTTGGTGTCTTTGGATGTAGATGTGATCTAGTTGCAATACATATGCAATTCACATATCCTGTGTATCCATCAACTTCTACGAGATCACCTCGTTTGAAATGTAGATCACTCTGTTTCATCTACCTCAAAATACTTGCGGTCTTTGTTCTCTACCTTAGGTAATCTAAACATCTCCTTCAAGTCATTGAGATCAGTTAATTGTTTCTGTAAATTATCAATCTGACGTTGTAGAATCTCAAAGTTTCTATCATTGTTGTTTTGCATCATCAGCATATTCTGGATTGCCGATTTGAATTCTTCTTCTTTCATCTGCATTAATCAGGGATAATTGACGTTGTAGTTCATATTCTACTACAATAAGATGATCTTGTAAATACTTTTCAAACTTATTGTCTTGTATGAGAGTTTGTATATCATTGATATGCACGAGTGCCTTAAGCATTCTCTCTTTCTCTGTTTTCATTAGTATCTACTTGGTATGTTTTCACGCATGAACTTTGCCATCATGAGTTTCTCACTCTCAATAGCATCGCTCTCATCTGGATTGGTATGATGTGTAACCTCTCTCAATGTCTTGAGATACTCTAGAACATGCTTTCTGATTTCCATGAGTTCATCAAAACATCCTTGGTTATGAGCACATCCTCTTAAATTATGGTCTGGTGCCAGAACTGACTCTGTGAATAGAGCAAGTGCTCTATCATATTTTACCTCTGGTGATTCCTTACCTATTGAAGCTTGATCCTTCATAGAATTTTAATATTTACTTCCTTAGTTTATACGATATACAGACAATATGCAACTGTTGTTAGAAATTCTTTATAATTTATTTAAACAAAGGACCCCATGACCATGATACCAATACTCTACGTTCTCCACTAGTGACAGGATTGACTCTGTGTTGTATTATGGATGGAAATACTAATATATCACCTATTTCTAGATCCACTTTAGCAATATGACTCTTTCCATTATCAAAACGTTGAAACTCAAAAGATCCACCCTCATAATCATCACTCTTACTTAACATTAAGGTCATCCCCAATTTTCTACATCGTTTTTTCTCTTCTAACCACAAATAATCGCGATGCCAATCATAATGATCATTAGAATATCCTTTATATTTGGTATATTGAATCCTTTCAATACCATCTAAATCATATTGCCATTTAAACTCAGTATTAGCACTTTTAAATTTAGAAAAAATATATGCATCAAGTTTCTCATCTTTAATCCAACATATCTCTGATTTACGAGTGTTCTCATCAATTGTACTACCGCCACCAAATGCTCCTTTCTGCCATTTTAAATCTTGTTCAGACACAATTTTGTTGATCCATTCAACTAATTCTATAGGGATGGTATCTTTGTAGTATTGATAAAATGGTGGATTATTATCATCACTAGTCATCTGTGTTAATACTTTCTATGTCTTGAATGTCGCATACTGGCACTTCATACTCTCCACCTATTAAATACCATGGCATGACCTGTCCATGATACTCTGGATGTGCTTTAAATTCTGTTGTATACTCTCGTTCACCGAGATACTTCATTTGATCTTCTGGAATAGAATGATCTCTTAACATTGCTTGTAGTTGCAAGTGCGTCAACTCTGCTTGCGTGGGTACTTTCATTGGATCTCCATTCTTTTCTCATGTTAATGTATATTTCATTTTTTGCAACCATGTCACGAACATTTTTAAATATTCTAGCAGACCTAGCAAAATGACAAGTAGCATGATCTTTTTCTTGGGGTATTACATTGCCTTCTTTATCATACTTTTTACCGTCTCTATGATTGGCATATCTCCTTGATCTGGTAAATCCCATCTCAAGAAACTTACGACACATATCCATACCTATGAAATCTTGTTGTTCAAGATAGTCTAGATACATGTCAAATATGGCATGTGCAGACTCTATTGCAATCTTTGGAGTCTTAAATCTCCAATGAGCACATATATCGTCAGTATAAGGGCGAACCAGTAGAACTCCTTGCTCTCCCCTTCCAATACGATAAAGTTTACGAGTTTCCTCGTCTGTAAAATCAAGCTCTTTATAGTTGAGATCATAATTAAATTCAAGCATTCTTTATATTAAAAGAAAAAATAACACGTTCTGTACTAGATTGTACCACTCTACACTGATGTGTCAAGCAAGAAGGGAAGAAAATAATATCTCCCTCACTAACGTCAGGTACATATTCTATCACGTTACCTTCTATAAAGTCAAGAAATGGAGAGAAAAATGATGTAGGACTGTGATCATCTTCTAACTGTGCATAAAATATTGATGAGTAACCTAAAGCACCATGATTATGAAGTTGATGAAAGTCTCCACGATTATACTTCTGACCCCATACATTTGTAATCTGAAATGCGTGTGGGTATATCTCATCAAACTCTTTTAATGCAGGTTGTAATATATCAAACAATCTTTCTGCATATGGCGGTAGTTTACCCTCTTGATGATATTTAAAATAGTCTGTTTTATGTCCATCACCATCCTCAAGGTCAAGCATGTTAATCATCTCTTCTTTATAATCACTCCAGTTCTCAACAGTATGTGAAAAGACTGGTATCATAAATGCTGTGTCACTCTTCATACATTATTACCTTTACGCATTGCATCATTATCATATTCAATAACACCATCTGGTCTTACAACATAGCAATGATACCAGTATGTGTCATCACTTACCTCATCTTTACGAGGGAAATAATCGGTCACAAATTCAAATGCTATGTCCGTAGTTCTAAATTCCATGTATCCATAATACTTACTCTCTAATGTAACAGCTAGTTCTGCTGGAATTTCCTCATCAATCTTATAATAATCTAAAACAATCTTCTTAGCATCATCCGATGTTACTTCTAATCTTGGGTTCTCCCAATACACTAGAGCACCAGAAATAGTTGAAGCATATGCTTCAATCTGATCCCAATCTCTAGCACTATCAAACGTCTGTAGGTTCTGCATCTTTGTTCTCTACTTTCTTTAATTTATAAGCAGCAGTAACTCTAATCCCATAGAATTCTCTGCTAACGTCTTCTGCATAATGTAAAATATCTGACGGAAAACATAATGCTGATCCTGGTTTAGGAAATACAGCATCAAATCTACCATCATCTTGTACAAACATAGTCTTACCACCCCACATAATATCCCATACAGGATTGCAGAATACTATAAATGTATAGTCTGCATCATCTTTATGCATGTAACCATCTAATCCTCTTGTATGTCCATTGACATAGTAATCAACGATCTCATATTCAAATGGTACAAGAATCTTAATTTTCTCAGGAATAAGAGTATCAAAAATAGCATGTCCTCTTACATCCATCTTCCAGAACTTTTTATGTGGTGCTGTATGATCAGAAGTAGCACCCCATTGCCACCTAGCACGACTACAGATATGCTCAATATCTTTCATCTCTGGTTGTGTGAGAATAGTATCCCACGACATGATATCAGTTAACGAAGACATAATATTATCTCATTGCTATAGAACGTTTTACAATTCCACAACGTACTAGGTCAAGAATTTTTAAAGTTTCATAATCTTCTTCATTAAGATTAGCTTTCTTTGCTATCCCTTGAAGATCCTCGTATATTTTATTAAACTCTGTAATATAATATCTCATAGTAGGATCTGCAATGGCACTTTGCATCCAAAATGTGACACATTTTCTAGTACCATCAGTTACTGGTCTAACACCATGAATAAAATCAGATTGATAAATTAAAATTCTACCAGGTTCTAATTTTTTTTCAATAGTTTCAGGTCCTATTTCAATAAAATGTTCACCACCTTCATAATCATCATTTAATGTGATAACAGCAGTATAATCAGTTCTACTACCCCACATTTCCCAATAGTCTACATGACCAGCATAATGTTGTCCTACCTCATACTTTAACATGTAGCATGGACTAATTTTAGCAAGTGGATGATAATGATATATGGGAGATTCTCTTATAACCTTAGTGATAGCAGTATTTACCATCTTGTTTAGTTCAACGTCCGCTTGTTGTGTATTGTCTTTTACAAATTTGCTCTTATTACCTGTTCTAGCACCATCAACAAACTTACCAGAATTAAATATACTGAGTATTTGTTTTACTTGATTTTTATCAAAAAAATCGTATTCATAAATCATTATTTTTGTTCCTGTAATTTTTCAACAACTGTTTTAGCTTGCATGGGTGCAATGTCATTTAATCCATTTGCATCAAACCATGGTGCTTCTTCCCAATCAAAACCTTCGCCGAATGTATTGTCAGGTGACATAACATACCAATGACACTTAGCATCAGGTATATCTACAGCACACACTGCCCAATCATCTGCCCACTGTGGTACTTGCACATACATTACAGGTAAATGATTTGCACTAGCAATGCTTGGCAATCCTATTAGGATTCCCCATATCAAAGTTAATACAACTCCTATAGTAACTAACTTACGCTTCATATGCCGTTCCAAAATGTGTCTGAAGGTGTAGCCATGCTTCTAGAAACAAAGTATAATCCTACATTACATAGAAACCAATATACATTAGTTATCCATGCTTGTCTCCAACAATATTTTCTGTTGCTCTGTACGATGTACATGTTTCTCTCATTCATTGAAGCGTCAACAGATAAGGGTCTGAACTTCAACCACTGTTCTAACAGTAGTGATATTACAAATCCAATTGCGAATATGTAAAATAGCAAGTTTAATAAACCTGCACTTGCGAGTAAGAATGATATCATTTTGAAATCTCCGCTAAACCTTTTATAAATGAATCACAAGCTCTTGTATATTGATTAATAATGTCTGGTAAAGGAGCACACATATTAACGATTTGATCAAAACCAACTAGGTATGATGTATCACATGAAAAAATCTTCCATGGTGTAAATATTACATCAATATTACCTTTTCTAATAGGTCCTGATCTGGTTAATACAAAAGGATATATTATATTATAACATACTTTTCTTTCTTCGCCATCTATAGTTTCAATATGATCTTTTACGTTAGCAATCACCTCTTCTCCTGTTGATAGTGTGAGAATGAGAATATTTAATTTTTGATTCATAATTTAGTTAAACGTTGTTTTCCTTAATTTGTTCTAATAGTCTGTCTAATTCATCCTGAGTTTCTACTTTCATAATCTCTTCTTGTGAAGGATATGTTAAGTTCTTTGCAGGTGCAAAGATAATATCAGGATTCTTGATTTTATAGTTAGATGCAATAGTTAATATAATCCTTCTAGCATATTCAGAATATGTATTTGAGTGGAATGTTCCAAATTGATCTTCTGTTTCTAAGTACTCCTTGCCCTCATTAACTTTTTTATTGTCTGCATCTACTATAGTCAACCATTTCTTATACATGACTGGATTATAAGGAAATTGAACCTCATCAGCATCTTTACCATCATGATCTTGTGGTAATGATCTTAACTTAGTTCTGTACTTAGTCCACAATGCTTTTGTGTCTGAATCAATAGCAGCATCAGGCATTTGTGTCCAATCACAATCTGAGAGAAGAAAGTTTCTAATCATTCTAATACCTTCCCAAGATACTTTCTGCCATCTACCATACTCATTGTATAGTTTTTCTGAAACTATTTCTTGTTCAGTGTCTTGAAACTCAAAGTATTTTTCTTTAATTGTCTCAGCTATTTGTGCTACTTCTGATTCAGTTGGTTCTACCCATGAATATGTCTTCCATTTTCTCTCTTTAGT